TCTATTCATAATTAATGTACCGCAATCTGGTCCTCGGTTACTCAACATATCATAACTTTTCATTACCATATCAAGCTGGTTTTGTTCGTTTTCACATAGTATGCTTAAAATTCCACACATTTTTGATTTAATACTATTTTGGTCAGCCTTAAATTACATTAGGAAATTGAATAGATTTGAATTATAAATATTGAATATAAATTGTAATTGAATATAAATAATTTAGTTTGTTAATTAAATTACATCAACAATACTTATTTGTGAAGAATATGTTAAATCTACTGGTTTAAAATGTAAATGCAAAGTTAAATTATCAAGGATAGACGGTAAAAGAGTATGTGGTCGACATTCTAAGCAAGAGACTGATAAAGAGGGTAAGAAAGACGATGAACAAGAGACTGATCAAGAGGGTAAGAAAGACGATGATCAAGAGACTGATAAAGAGGGTAAGAAAGATGATGATCAAGAGACTGATAAAGAGGGTAAGAAAGACGATGAACAAGAGACTGATCAAGAGGATAAAAATAAACTGAAAATGGTTGATTTATTTCAGGAACAGGAGCACATTTGAGAAGACAGGAATGGTTGATATCGTATTTTCAAATGATATGACAAAATATTCAGAAATCATATATAATAATAACTTCGGACATCAATTAACACTTGGTGATTTAAATGAGATTGAAAACAATATGATTCCAAGTCACGATATTATTTTTTCCGGTTTCCCTTGTCAACCGTTCTCTATCGCCGGTAATCAACAAGGATTTGAAGATAAAAGATCAAATGTATTTTGGAAGATATTGTCTATTATAGATCATCATAAACCATTGGAAAATGTAAAGAATTTAGTATCTCATGATAATGGAAATACATTTAAAATAATATTGGGAAACCTAGAATCTAGAGGATATTCAGTATGCTATAAAATATTGAACACATCACAATTGACTGGTATTCCACAGAACAGGGAAAGGATATATATCGTATGTATAAAATCAAAAGATGTATTTAGCAAGTTCAATCTTGAATTCGAACATATAAAAAAGAAAAAAATAAGTGAATTTTATTATACAAGCAGTTCTAGTACTTGGGATCTCCTAAATAATGCTAATATTAAAACCGATACTGTTTACCAATATCGTCGTGTATATGTTCGTTAAAATAAGAGTAATGAGTGTCCAACTCTAACAGCAAATATGGGTACAGGAGGACATAATGTTCCAATAATCAGATAATAGAGGTATTCGAAAGTTAACTCCGAGAGAATGTTTTAACTTTCAAGGTTTTCCATCAACCTATAACTTATCGGGATTATCAGATATGAATTTATATAAATTAGCTGGAAATGCAGTTTCAATTCCAATTGTTAGTTTAATAGCTAACAGATTGATTTCTTTATTAATTAATCAAAAATCAAAGTAAAATTACAAATCAAACTGAATTGTAATTCAAAAGTATGGTTCGTGGTTCCAACCGAGAGATTCGAAAAGCTCCTTTGTTATCTCGTCGTGGAAACATTTTCGATCAGTTGTTTTTAATACTATAAAATCATCCTTGTTGCAAGGGAACTTATGTCGTCGAAGGAGTTGATACAAAACATGTTGGCTGTTTATAAAAGATTTTCTTTTGATGTGCTTGATTGTGCTATATAATTCTGTTAGGACATTGAAATCGTCTAATAGTTGCTCTTCTAAATGACTTATATCTACTGATTTAATTCCTGTCATAACATAATGTATTAGATTTATGTTCTCGTAATGACTCGAATAGTTAAGCTCCTTTAGAAACATATGTATATGTTTCTTGGTTATTCTTGAAAAACGAACTTCTTTTGGTGTATTCTCGTCACCTACCAGTAGATGATGTTGAAAAAACTCTCTTTCCAAATCTCTGTATACATCAGTATGAACAGTATTATTCTGTTTGGCTTGGTATTGGTTAATGCAATCCCTAAAATGAACCTTCCGTATATAGATGTATTTAGAAGCTATGTTTACCCTATCGATATCGTTATACGAAGAATTATATTTGATGACAATTTGCTGATTGAAACAAATATTACAGATGTATATATTGTTATCGACGATATCGAATAGATTAGCATTATTGTTTTCGCAGTTTGAACAAGATATTGAAAATGATGATTTTTCTTCTTCCTTATTTTCTATACAGCTTATATCGTAGTAGTTTCTGACGATCGCCAAGTATCTTGTTATTAGGTTTTTCTTTTCGTCATTGCTCTTTTTCGGTTTGCCGATAAAGCTCAATTTTAGAGGTCTCTTTAGAATGTCCTTGTAAGTTTCTATTATGGATAATGTTTCGAATAGATAGAAATTATAATCTCTTTTAATTTCTAAATTATGAATTTTATAGATAACCTGATCTCTATTTGTCAGTAGGACTTCTCTTAATCTTTGATTTAAGTTGGGATTTTCTAGTATTTTTATTATACCATTTAACCGGTCTTGATAGATAGGTATTTCATTGTAATCTCGGTCAAACTGCCTCCTTATGGTGTCGTCTATTGCAAGTATATCTACATCGTTAGAACACATATTTCTTTTTTTATCTTTTCATTTAAGCCCATTATTTTTTTTAAATAAATTTTTATTTAAAAATAATATCTTGTATATAATAAAATGTCCTTGACAACCTCAAACCTTACTTCCGGTTTTATTGACCTTGCTACCTTTGATGAAATTGAAAGATACCTTTACGGTACTCTTGAAGCCACAGCCTACTTTGTTCGTGAAACTAGAAAATCAACTTGGTTTACACAAGTTCCCGTAGTTCTTTCCAACTCGTCTGGATCTCCTCAATTTGGACAAGATTGGTCTGTCAGTGTTTCTCGTGCCGGTGATTATTTGCTTCATACTTGGTTGAGAGTTACTTTTCCTTCTGTTGGTAATTCGGCATATTCTCAAGTCACTCCAACACTACTTCGATGGAGTTCAAATTTGATGCACAATCTTATTAAGGAATGCAACATTACCTTTAATGATTTGGTTGCTGCTCGTTTTGATAACTACCATCTTGACTTCTGGGCTGCCTTTACTGTTCCAGCAAGCAAGCAAGTTGGTTACAACAATATGATTGGTAATGTAACAACATTGACAAATCCCTCAAATCCCAATACTCCTCTCCCATCAGCAACTTTGAATCTTCCTCTTCCTTTCTTCTACACCCGTGATAGCGGTGTTGCTCTCCCTACTGCTGCTCTCCCTTACAATGAAATGAGAATTAACTTTTCTTTCCGTGACTGGAATGAACTTTTGATTGCCGATAATTTGCTTGTAGGTGCTGGAGAAAAAAGAGTTGCCCTTTCAGCTAGCAATGTTGGTTCTACTGCCAGTAGTTTATTGTCATCCCTCCCTGTTTTGACAAATGTTGGTGTATGGGCTAACTATGCTATCGTTTCCAATGACGAAAGAAAGAGAATGGCTTGTGCTCCTCGTGATATCCTCATTGAACAAGTTCAGACCGCTCCTCGTCAAACTTTTTCTCCTGTTACAAACAATCAACCCAGTTATGATATTCGCTTCTCACATGCAATTAAAGCCTTGTTCTTTGCTGCTAGAAATAAGACTTGGGCTTCTGAATGGTCTATATACAGCACTGCTTCTCCTCAAGCTTCAGGTGTTGGATCCTTTGCTGTCAGATCAGATCAAGGTTTTGATCCCATTTCTCAAACATCTCTTGTGTACGAGAACACAGCTCGTTTGTCTCAAATGGGTTCTGACTACTTCTCACTTGTTAATCCTTGGTATCATGCTCCATCAATTCCTGAGAAGACTGGTTTCCATTGCTATTCATACTCTTTGGATCTCTACTGTCTTGACCCAATGGGTTCTACCAACTATGGTAAGTTGACAAATGTTTCTATTAGACCTGAAGCTTCTAACGCGGCTCAAGCATCAGTTACAGCATCTGGAGTTGTTGGTGGTGTAACAAATCCTAATTCATTTGCAAACTCATATGACTTCATTGTCACTGTTGTCAACAATAACATCATCAGAGTTTCCGGTGGTGCTCTCGGTTTCCCCGTCCTTTAAACAATTCCTTTCCTCTTTCCTCTTTCCTCTTCCCTCATATATCTTATATACAAAAATGTATATAAAATATAACCATAAATATTCAACTCAAAATCATCCCCATAACTTGCAATCATCGCACATCGTAATATAATTATGACGATCAGATTCACATTCAATTCCACAATTAGAACACATATCATATTCATCGTCAATATACTCCCTATAACAAGGCTTGCAATAAGACTCTGAATTTTCAATAAAATAATTTTTTCCAGTATCAGAATATACTGTCTTTCTTCCTTTTTTTATGATTGTTCTATCATTGATCTTCTCGATAAATATGGTATCATTCTTTTTACAGACTGAACATAAATTGTTTATTCTATCCATGCAAGGAATACATATTATCTTCTTATTATGAATATAACGATCGATATAAAGTTTACCGTTACAGCATTCACATAAATCAATATAATCTTCAATTGATTCCTTCTTCTTTTTTATGGTTCTTGTTTTCGTTCCAAAATTTGGAAATGATAAAAATTCGGAAGAAGGAGTAATGTTTTCACCTTCAAAATAATCATCAATCCTCATGTTATTCATCAACACTTTTGACCAAGACGAACAATCTGTTGATATGCATATATCGCCATATGCATTATATTTAAAATTCAACTTGTCCGTAAACTTGGAAAATATATTATATTCATATTCATCCTTTGATTCCATTTGATTTGACACTAAATTATTGATGAGGCTTAATTTAAATTCAATTTTTTATACTGAATACGACGACAATATATGATATCTTATTGAATCGATTAAATCAAAAGGTAAGAATTGAAATATTCGAATCAATCTCTTTTATAAAATTATAAATCATATCAGTTCGAATTTGTATTTTATTTATTACGATAAGAAAAACATTATTTCAAACAACTCAATTGAATACCAGTTTACTTATTGTCGTACTAAATAATAATTTAGAAAACAATCTCGTAAATTTATTAAACTTTAAATTTATCTTCAATTTGAAAATAAATTTTAATTGACAATATACTTATATGGTCCATTTCCCTTTACTTCAGTCTCTGCTTTTAAAGGCTCGACATTAATTGATTCTCTTAATGCATGAACCAACCAGAAGAATCTACCATTTTGTCCATAAACTATAAACTTTCCATCGTCGACTTGACCTGCATTATAATTATTTATGTTATTATTATTATAAATTCCTGTTAGTTGAACTGTGAATTGGGAAAATGACTTTGTATATTCTGGCAAAACTACTTCTACAGATTCGCCGTTAGTAATTTCTGATTGTCCTCTGTAATATACTCCTGCTTCCGGACCTTCCAAACAAGCATGCACCAAATATTTATCGTTATCAAGAGGATGATCGATAACGAATGTTTTTGATGTATTACAATATACTTCTCCTGTTGTTGAATTCCAAGTCAATGAACCAGTTCCTGTAGTTGTACTTGATCTAATTGGATTTACAAAAAATGAATTAGAACTTGCACTGTTAAAAGGAGTTCCAGAAGCATTTAAAATTATTGAATTTGCATGTTGACCAGCATATCCAGCTTGATACCCAATCGCGATTGCATTTGATCCCTGATTACTATATCCAGCTTGATAACCAATTGCAACTGTATTAGAACCGGATCCAGAAGATCCTGAATAATAACCTATAGCAACTGAATTTGCACCCAATCCAGAATATCCAGAACCATGTCCAATAGCCACACTATTTGTCGATACTCCGTAATATCCTGCTAAATTACCAATAGCTACAGCTTGATCTTTTAAACCGTCGCTACCAGCTTTATTACCTATACAAATATTATTACCTAAATTATTCGATTTTCCAGCTTGATATCCAACAGCAACTGCATATGCTACCGAATTTATATTTGCTTCTGCACCAATACTTACACTTGTAGTTCCTCCACCAGCATTTAGTCCTATAGCGACAGAACTATTTCCTAATGTACTAGCACCGTATCCAATTGAAACTTGTCCTAGAGAATCTGATGATATTATTCTTCTGGTTGTTATTGAAGTTGCAGCTGTTAAAGTTGATGTTACAATCGGTAAAGTTGATACTTCTTGACCAAACTTTATAACATCGTTATATATTGAAAATGACATTTATTATTACATATTTATTTATTTATTATAATAAATGTCATTTTCTGTATATAATGATGAGGTAACTTTAAGAAATAGAGAATCATCACTATCGTTAACTACAACAACAGCAAACATATCAGATTATATAACAACCAGAAGAATAATTACACCAAATACAGGTCAGATTACGATTGGAACATCATTAAGTAATACACAAGAGAATTCTATATCTATTGGTTTGTCGAATGGATCAGGTGGTGGAGGTACAAATAGCATATGTATTGGGAGAAATGCAAACTGGTCTAATGCTGCAAATACAATTTCTATATCTTTTGGTGCTGGACAAAATTCAAATAGTGGAGACAATATATGTATCGGCTATCAAGCTGGTGGTCGTTATGCAAAAAATAATTCAATTCTAATTGGAGGAGCTACTGGATATTCAGGTTGTGGAATAGGAACAGTTGCAATTGGTTCTAACTCTTCTTATATTAGTCCATCTAATGATGGTTCAGTTTCTCTTGGTTTTTATTGTGGTTACTTGTATCAGGGATCTAATACAGTTGCAGTTGGATATCAAGCTGGTTATAATTCTCAAGGAAATAATGCAATTTCAATTGGAAATCAAGCTGGTTATAATTCACAACATGCAAATTCAATAATTTTAAATGCTTCTGGAACTTCTTTTAATAGTTCAACCATTAATTCATTTTTTGTAAAACCAATTAGAACGGCAGCAGGAGGAGCTACTAATTTGTTAGCTTATGATACTACTGCAAATGTAAATGAAATATATTTAAGTTCATCGAAAACATTCGTTATCGATCATCCTCTTGATAACGATAAATATTTGGTGCATGGCTGTTTGGAAGGTCCGGAAGCAGGAGTATATTACAGAGGACAATCAGAGATTATGAATGACGAATCTGTTGAGATTAAACTTTCTGGGTATGTAAAATCATTTTCTGATTTTACAGTACAAATTACACCTATATATAATGGTAATATAAATATTTATAACTCAAGCGAAGTTATTGATGGTAAATTTAGAGTATATGGAAATAATGGTAAGTTTTATTGGTTTGTTCATTGTTTAAGAGAAGAGATTGATATTGAACTATTAAAATCAGAAACTGAAGTAAAAGGTGAAGGTCCTTATAGATATATTAAATAATTAAATAATTACTTCTTTAATAATTTATTGAAATCAGCTTTAAGTTCAACCAATCCAGTACCAATATTTGCTCTTTTACCACAAATGATCGCTGATGATACACCCTCTGTTGGTTCGATTGTACCTGATGCACCAGCATTTAAAAAGTTATCTAGAGATTCTTCAAAGCTTGCTTTACCCATAGGACCACACTCGTCCTTCTTTAGTGTATATCTAGTAATTGATGCAATCCCTCCCCCATGAAGCATTCTATCAACAAGTAATTTTGTATGGCAAGAATTAATACCATCCATAATAGTTGTAAACTCTTCGATAAGAAACTCCTTTACAGCTTCAATTCCGAGTACTTCATATATATCCCAAATATTATTTGACATTGTTCTTGTAAAATCGATGTTATTTAAAGAGAGTAATTTTTTGTAGGCATTAAGTTTATTCATATTCTTGCTTGGTATAGCATTTGTTTCGATAATCCACTCCTTTGTCTTATCATCTTGAGAATAAAAGATTTCATCGACACTATGAATCCCACATATATGAATCTCTGATATAGTTGTAATAACACATTCTTCGATATAAATTTCAACTGCATTTTCCTTATTAATAAACATAACTCTATCTTCTGGAAGTGTAATGTCTGAAGTATCAACGAAGATATGAATTTCTCCTATTTGGCAGGGTGAAAACACACAATATAAATCTGAGAACTCTGAACTAATTACATTTGTAATTTTTTCAATTGTAAGTTTATTTGCAAAAAGTTTGGTCATATTCAGTTTAATAATTATGCAATTTTTGAATCGGGTGAAATCATCGTTATAAAAAATCTTGTAGATCTCATACCAATCTTCTGGTTCTTTATTATATTCAACTGTAATTGAGTTTGAAATATCACTCAATGTAAGACCAGTAATACTATGTCCAACTACATTTCTTAAATTTTCAATAGAATCTCTACCTTCATTAAAGTAGATCTTATGATTGACCATTTTTGGATTTTTAGTTGCATTAATGAGTTCCTGAAATCTAGGAACACCGGTAGTCATTGTCTTATTAGAAATACCAGCAGAATGAAAAGTATTAAGACAAGTTTGAGTCTGTTTTTCACCGATACTTTGAGCACATATAATACCTACACTTTCTCCTGCTTGAACTAAAGTATTAAAGTAGTCCTTTTCGATTTGTTCTTTGAGTTGCGGAATGATTTCAGCATAAACAAGTTGTCCTCTAAGTTGCTTTCTGAATCTTTCCTTGTTCTTTTCAACAATAGACATCGCACTGTCAATCGGAATACCAACCTGAGGTTTAATAAAATTAATAATAAATTCAATCTCGTCATCAGTTATAATATGAGTCATTTGGAATAGCCTGCTTTACAGTTTAAATAGTATTTTTTTTCATTTTTATAATTCGATAGATGATCGGTACAAGTTGGTAGCTAATTTAAATTGAATTTATAAATTAATTTTTTCATAGATAAAGAATATGGAAAATAACAACAATATTAGAATCAATATTCGTGAGCCGTCTCACGGTAGTATATGTGGTTGCAATATGTGTCTAGAAAATTTGAATAGACAACAACATATGGAAATTCACATTCAAGTTGTCTATAATAATGCTTTACGAAATATTAGAATGAATGAGTTGCTTAATAGTTTTTTTGACAATTTTATAAACTACTATCCTAGTGATTCACAAGATCAATTAATAAACTCTCTTTTTCAACAAGCTTCTACTTCGGAAGAACTTACAAGAAATGAAGAAGTTAAGATTGATATTCAGTCTAAACTTTTTGTAGATACAGAGAAAACATTTACTAGTTGTTCAATCTGTTCTGATGATTATAAAGATGAAGATGTCGTTACAAGTTTAAATTGTAATCATATTTTTCATAAAAACTGTATTGAGGAATGGGGACATTATAATCCTGTTTGTCCTGTATGTAAAGCAACAATTAAAACAGTAAACTAATTGAATTTTAAGTTGAATATAACTTAAAATTTACTACACATTTTCTCATAATTTTCAAGTTGACATAAACTTAATTTTAAAATGGAATTTTCTCCTCCTCTTTAGTTCTGTTTTTATTTTCATCATTATTTTGGTTTGAAGGTGAACTAGGAGTTAAATTTATTATCCTATTTTTAATAGTAGAAATAAAGTTATTGATCGGTGTTGAATTTATCTTCTCTTTCTTTATTGTGTTTCTTCTGATTATAATATTTTCTATAGGGACAAGCTTATCAACTATATTTTTATTAACAAGAACTGAATTCTCGACCAATTTACAATACATATTGTACTTTTCTTCAAGATATATCTTTCCTCTGTCAACTCTATTCTTCCTATCCAACATCAGTATCTTAAATATATCAATTGATAATAAGTAGAAATCTTTACTTATTTTCAATTCACTTTCCATTGTATTTTGAATCGCTAGAAAAAGTTCTACTGAATTAATAATACCTATGAACAATCCTATTAAACAGGTTATTATACTTATTGTTTCTTGTTCAAGATATGGTTGTAAACCAACAGAAAAAACCGATGTTAATCCAGACAAGATTATAGTTGGAAGTTTAAAGAATTTAAGACGACCTTTAGCATTATAGTAATTATCTTTATGAAATGCACACATTGTTGTTGAATTTAACCTTATTTTATCGAGAATCTCTTCTATGTCGAACGACCAATCATTCATTTCTTCTATTTCCATCTTGGTTTCAAGGTTGTTATTCATTATTATTTAATTATATCACTCAAAATAATTAAATTTAAATTCTTTATATAATAAATGGGAAATTCAAATCAGAGTTCTTCAGACTCTCAAATTTCAAATATAACTGTAGAACCAACACCTACAGTCAGTATAAATATAAGAGCAACACCTGGTTCAACAGAAATCGTAGCACCAACTTTAGATAAAAATCTCTTTGCAAATAAACCAGATTGTACATCAGTTGGAGATTGTGGTCAATTAGGTATATACGGAAGTAATCTTACTTGCAGTAAAAAAGGATACTGTCAAAATTGTAGTGTAGACACCGATTGTAATGGGGTTGATACTCCTCCTGGAAAATGTGTAAATAATGTATGTTCTTGTTTAGCTAACGATGATTGTTCTTGTGAGGGAAATGATCCTTATGGTTGTGGTCACGATAAAAAAGGAAAATGTACTTGTTCTAAAGAGCATAAGGGTTTGGCAACAATAAAGATGACTCCTGAAAAGACAAAGAGTATGTTACTCATCCTTGGAATTGGTCTTTTACTAATAGTAGCTTGGATTACATATATACTTAAATTTTCAAAGTTTTCACAGGTTAAAATTAAAAAGTATATAATGTATGGTAGTGGATCAATATTCCTTTTAACGGTAATTGTTGCTCTTATTACAGAGTCAACTTAAAATTGAAATTATATTTATTTTAGATTCTAAAATAAATGTTGAAGTGTAATTCATGTAATAAGAAAATCAATATGATGCTAAAAGATCTACATATATGTAGATGTTCAAACTACTATTGTTCTTCTCATATGCATACACATAGTTGTCCTTTCGATTATAAACAACTATTTGTAAAACAGAATAAAGATTTGGTTGAAATCAAGCACAAAAAAGTTGAACATATTTGAATTCAATTACCATTCGATATTATTTATATTGTTCTCAATATAAATAACAACTCAATTTAAATACTTGTAAAAGAATACAAAATGATTCATTTTAACGATCTTATGGAAAACAAAACTGTTCTTGAATGCAACAATCTAAATGGTGTTGAAAACACAAACTTTTACTGGTCTAATCTCGAATTTAAACTGGAAACATCGAATTTATTATTAGTCTTAAATCAAAGTCACTATTACTATGACTATTTCATTCCTATTTCATTTGATAAAATAGATAATATTGAAATAGATAGCATAGAATATGCTGAATTATTTATTAATGATACATACTCTTGTCCAGTCGATAATGCCCTTGAAATTGTAGCATGTTCTACATATTCTCAATTCGGTATCCGTGTTTACTTTACCAAAAATTTTCCATTGCCAGAAACAATAACCATCAAATATAATGCATATGTATTTCCATATCAATTCAGACAACAAATATCAGTCATTCCATTTCAAACGGATACTCATACTTACATCGATGGAGTAATTAACATTTTATAATCATAAATTTTATATTGTTATTCAATATAAAATTCTGTAAATAAGACAAGACTTTGATTTTATCACCTTGAAATTCTTCTTCCTTCATTTTTACTATATATAATTTATAAAAAATTAAATTCAAATACAAGTTTTAAAATGAAAATGCAAAGTTAATTTAACTATAAATAAGAATTATCAAAATGACTTCATCCAAGAGTAGATATATTAAAAAAGACCCTATTGAACATATTATGCTTCGCCCTGATATGTATATTGGTTCAACTACGATTAAAAAATCAGAAGAATACATAGCTCAAAAAGTAGATGATAAATACCGAATTTATAAAAAGGATATTTCAGTATCACCTGGAATCATTCGTGTTTTTATCGAAGCACTCTCAAATGCAGTCGACAATGTAGTAAGAAGCAAAAATACAAAAACAAAATGTACAAAAATTAAAGTTGATTTCGACAGAGAAACAGGATTAACATCAATTTTGAATGATGGAGATATTATTCCAATTGAATTAAACGAAGATAATCAATGCTATAACCATTCTCTCATTTTTGGACATCTATTAACAGGTTCAAATTACGATGATACAGAAGATAGATTTACAAGTGGTAAAAATGGTCTTGGTGTTAAATTACTCAATGTTTTCTCGACACAGTTTAATGTTGAAGGGTTAGATCCTCAAAATGGTAAAATACTAAAACAAACTTGGACCAATAATATGAGAATTACAGAAGGTCCAGTTATCACTAATACTAAAATCAAGAAAGGTTATACCAAAATCAGTTGGATTCCAGATTTTACCCTTTTCAAGATTGAAAATTATACAGAAGATATACTCAGTCTATATACTCGATTTGTTATCGATTCGTCAATGATGACTAAAATTAATGTTTATATAAATGATGAACTGATTCCTGTTAGCAGTTTACAAACATATGCATCCATATACTCATCTCCAACCGACGAATCTCTGTCTATCAAAATGCCCAACTCAGAAGTTGTATTATGCACTTCAGAAGAAGACTTTCAACATATCTCTTTCGCAAACGGTATATCAACAAAACTTGGAGGAGTTCATGTTGATGCTTGGTCTGAAGCTATTTTTAGACCCATAGTCGATAAATTCAATGCAACAAAAGCAAAAACAGCTCAAACCAAACCTAAAATCAATATCAACGATGTTAAACAGTTTTTTAAGCTGTTTGTTAATTCAACAGTTGTTCGACCTGAATTTGATGGACAAAGTAAAAATAAGCTTGAATCTCCAACTGTAGAAACAGAAATAAAGAAGACTCAAATTACAGCCATATGTAAATGGTCAATTATTAGTAAGATTGAAGACATTATTCGTTCAAAAGAGTTCTCCGTCTTGAAAAAATCAGAAAGTAAAAGAAAGAAAATAATTAAGATAGACGGACTTGATCATGCCAATCTTGCAGGTTCAAAGAATTCAAAAGATTGTACTCTCATCCTTTGCGAAGGGCTATCAGCAAAAACATATGCAGTAGCAGGAATCCAAAAAGGAGTATATGGTAAAGCAGGAAGAGACTGGTTTGGTATCTACCCTTTAACAGGAAAATTGATGAATGTGAGAAATTTTACACCAACATCAATTGCTTCTAATAAGGTAATTACAAATCTGATTCAAACCATTGGTCTCCGATATGATACCAACTATTTAGATGAAACAAATTATGAGTCATTGAATTACGGTAAGATTATGGTAATGACCGATGCAGATGTTGATGGTTGTCATATTGAAGGATTACTAATCAACTTCTTCCATTATTTATTTCCAAGCTTATTGCAACGGGAACAACCATTTTTGGTAAGTATGAAGACTCCTATCGTTCGTGTCTTCATTCCAAAGGGTGAAGATATATTATTTTATGATGAGAAAAGATTTCAAAAATGGTTTTTAGAACAAAATAAAAAGGTAAAAACAAAATATTACAAAGGGTTGGGAACAACTCGTCCTGAAGATGTTCCTGATACTTTTGGACTGAAGATGGTTGAATATATAAAAGATGTCGATATCGATATTAATATGAGCAAGGTCTTTAGTAAAAAGGAATCAGATATGAGAAAGGAATGGCTTTCTGATTATTCTGTTGAAAATCATCCCTTTTCTCTTGATGATCAAGGCGAAATATCTCGTATGGAATTGTCTTCTTTTATCAATGGTGAATTGATTAAATTTTCGATAGCTGATTGTAGTAGAAGCATTCCAAACTTTATCGATGGTTTGAAAGAATCACAGAGAAAGATTTTATATGCAGTTAAGAAAAGAAACTTGAGATATTCAGGTCAATCTCTAAAGGTAGCTCAATTATCTGGATATACAGCAGAACATTCCAACTATCATCACGGAGAACAGAACTTGTGCGATACTATAATAGGATTGGCAAATGAGTTTCCAGGGACTAATAACATTCCTCTTTTGTATAGAGATGGAATGTTTGGAACTCGTCTTGAAGGAGGATCAGATTCAGCAAGTCCTCGTTATATTTACACAAAAATGGAATATTTGACAGAGTATATTTTTAGGGAGGAAGATGAAGCTTTATTAACACAAGTCAACGATGACGGTGATTTAGTTCAACCTGAATTTTATATTCCTATATTACCAATGATATTAGTAAATGGTTGTAATGCTGGAATTGGTACTGGTTGGTCTTGTAATATTCCGTGTTTTAATCCAATTGAAATCATTGATGGTATCAAAGATTGGTTGAACAACAATACTGAAGAAGAAAATGGAGAGAGAAAAGAAAATGTATCAGTACTTCCTAATCTAATTCCTTGGTATAGAGGATTTAAGGGAACAATCGAAGCTGATGAATCAAAAGTTAAACGATATATTACAAAAGGAATCATAGAAGAAAATAAAAATGGATTTGAAATATCAGAACTTCCTATCAATATGTGGACTAACAAATTCAAAGAATATTGTGAAGATTTACAAGAGGAAAAGAAACTGAAAACAATGAAAAACTATTCCACTCCAAATGAAGTTAAGTTTATTCTTACTAATGGAAACGAGTTTGAATGTTCAATTGAAAATCTAAAATTGCATAGTTATCTATATACTTCGAATATGGTATTGTTTGACGATAAAAATAAGATAAAGAAATATGAATCGGTTTATGAAATCCTCAATAATTTTTGTGTCATTCGATATAAATACTATCATCTTCGTAAAGAATACCAACTAAGACAGCTTGTCATCGAATTGAAAATGCTTCAAAATAAGGAACGATTTGTTAGTGAGGTGATGGATGACATTTTAGATATAATGAAGAAAAAGGAGAGTGTGATCATTGAAAATCTCAAAACAAGAAACTACGATGAGGATTTGAAAAAAGAAAATGGAGGATATGAATATCTCCTTGGAATGCAAGTTCGAAGCTTTACAGAAGAGAAAGTAAATACCTTAAGAAATGACATTCAAATTCTTGTCAATAAAATCGAAACATTGAAAAATATAACCGAAAAACAACTATGGATTAATGATCTTAATGAATTCAAAATTAAATACGACGAATGGCTTATAATAATGGATGAAGCTGAAAAACCAAAAAGAAAGAAAAAATCAACACTTCCGCCTAAAAAACGAGTTGATAAAGTAATGACGACGACAACTAGTAAAACTACAATTGAATCAACGACCAAAAGTAGAAAACCAAAAGTTAATAAATAAATAATAATATATTAAAATTTTAAATTGTACATCAATTTAAAATTTAACAAAAGAGTAGATAGAATAATTAGAAATTATTATTGTTATTAAATTATTTTTATAAATAAATGACTAGAGAACAAATTGATAAAGAAGAATTTTGCGGTGCTTGTCTAACTGTTCCATTAGCTATGGCAGCAGGAGGTGGTGGTATTGCTGGATCAAGTGCTTTTGTAGATAAAAAAAAAAATAAAACAATGAAAAATTTGTTATTTATCATCGGAATTGTGATTGCTGTTTTATCAATTGCTTATTCTGTTTATGTATTAAATAAACAGAGATCATCATCAGGTTTAGCCGTTTGTAGTCGATAATCAATGTCGATTTTAGAAGTTTTCCGGTTTTAATTTAAACCTTCTTTTTGTATATTCCAAACTCTGTTTAACTGTGGGTAAATTCCATAATACCCATAAACTCCAGAAACCAGCAGTTGACGGATCATTCCAATTTTCTCTCTTTTTATGTCTAACGATATATCGTTCCTTTCTTTCCTTATCCTTATGTTTCGTATAATCACTCATTCCTGCAGCTCCAAATTGAACTTTTTTTATTCGACCAGAATCACTAACAACATAAACTTTATATTTTTTAGTTGAGTTATCAGGGGGGTATAATGTATATGTCTTCGGCATTTATTATAACACCATAATTTAATACAAAATAATAATATTTAAAATGATTTCGACCGATATTTAAATTTTATATTGACAAACAATATGAAATTAATCACTTTTTATTGTATATTGACTATAATCGGCTTCAATATTTCAGCTCAACTTGAACAAGAAAATTCAATTATCAACCTAATTAACGAAGACGAGTTATATTTATCGAAATTTGTACTTAGTTTCCTATTGCAAAGTATCATCATTATCGTTATATATGACTTTCATCTAGTCGAATATATGAGGATTATGTATTTCGTTTTTGTTCTCATACTTATTGCAACCATAATTCAGTTCATTTTTTACAATTTTATTAACATATTTATATTAACAGATAATGTAGTAGAAATTAATATACTAGATCTTTTGATAGAATTAAAAAATATTACCTTGTAAATCATATCGTAAAGTTATTATTCTTATTGAATAACAACTTAAAAATTTATTCGAACATCAACTTCATCTCAATTATCCATTCTGGAATTTCACGACCATTATACTTTCCTTTCCAACTCAATATTTTTGTTTTCGCAAAGAAATAATAAGCACGATAAGATTCGATAGTATTATCTATTGACCTTTCTTTCTCTTTACAATCTCCAGATTTATACATATCAGGCATAGCTTGAAGAGGAGGACTAAACGGAAAAATAGGTAGTTCTGGAATATTCAAAGACAATAATTCCAGTTCAGATTGACACTTATGAACCTTAACATATCTATAAGTATATTCCTTACACAACTCAAGACCCAATCGAGATAACCACCTGTAATTCTCAACCGACTCATGAGTCCAAATTGAACTCGGATGTTTTTGATGTGTAAGTTTATACTTCGGAGTATAAACCGAACAATTAGTCATATAATGAGCAGAAGACAATAATTGTGCTGTCTCCAATATCATCTTGATCACATGTTTGTCTAAATGCATCTGAGCACAGATCTCAGGTAGCAAATGAAGAAAAAAGATATTCATATGGTGGTTATATTTGTATTTACAAATATAAACAAACTCAATTTTTTATTCATTCTACTTCATTCTACAACCCCATTGCTTCATTTATTATATTCCTTATCTCATCCCTATTATCATCATAATTAATCCTTATCTCCTCTGGACGATTAATTCGTTGCTCCTTCCATTCCTTTGCTAATTCTCGAGTAATTTCAAGAGGACTCATAACCGGATATTTCTCTTTCATCTTTATCCTGTTCTCATTACAATACTCAATAAAATCTGGATCTTCGACTTCTTTCTTCTTTCTTCTTGTCACTTTATTCACCTTGGATATCGTTTCCTTAATCACCTTTGGCTTTACAGCTTTAATCACCTTCGTCTTTATACCTTTAACTTTTTCACCTTTTTTAGACTCTTGAACAGGACCCTTTTCAACTACTTCTTTTTTAGACTCTTGAACAGGACCCTTACCCTTTTCTAATTTCCATAATCGAGCAAGCTCTCGAGTAATATCAACACCCTTCATTTCTGTATTACTATCTTTTACTTGCTGACGATGATCACGACAAAATTTAACATAAGCCGACGGCTCCTTTTCCACCGAATCTTTAGGGGTAATCTTCTTCTTAAACATTTCACCAAATTCTCCGTTCTTCGACAACCATAATCTCCTGAAATCAACAATATTCATATCATCTCCAATACTATTAATCATATTCATAACATAATCATTCACTTGCTCGAAAGTTGGCATGCCCTAAAAATAAGGTAAAGAAATTCACAGAATTCAATTTATCCTTGAAAAATGATTTTAAAAATAAATGGAAAGAAAAGATACCCCAAGTGTTATGAATTCGCAATCAGAAATGAATATTTATGATTATTCGAACTCCTGTTCTGTCATCAGTGGCTTCTCTCATTTCACTGATGATAAGGAGTTTAAGTATGGAAATGACGGAGATATCTGTATCTCAACAGACTCTTCTAGTTGGTCGAAAAAGCTATTGAACAATATGAAACTTGATGATTATCTAGAGTCTGAAGCACTTATTCCTCATCCCAAATTGACTTTTCCAAATTTTGGAACTCGAGATAAACTCAAGAAAGGTATAAAAGAGTCGGTAGGTAATTATATCGAAGATTGTGAATTATGCCAAGATTCACTTGAAAAGGGTGCTCATCGATTGGTCAATCTAGATAACAAGTTAGTCTGCTTTGATTGTTTCGATTATGTGAATAATAAGTCTCATATGTGCTTTTTTTGTAAATGTAAACCAACTCATTATTATACAATGTTTCTCGATGGTTCACTTGACCTAACCGAGCAATTTCATTACGAGAACAATTATTGTAAAGATTGTATTAGAAAATTATTTCAGGCACACCGACCGACTTATTATCTCTTTGGACAATATATTTTAAACGAATACGAGGATCAATATGATGTTCAAGACGAGGTTCAAGACGAGGTTCAAGACGAGGATCAAGACGAGGTTCAAGACGATGTTCAAGACGAGGTTCAAGACGAGGTTCAAGACGACGACGAACAACAAGATGTGTGCTTATCTTGTGGAGAGTATAATGTAGACGGTGGTATCTGCAACTATTGCAGGGTAGAATATGATTAACATTTTAATCTCATACGGACAATCAATAAAGTTATAATACTGAAAGGTATTACAACCTGTTACTAATCTCAAATAAATTGACTTTTAAAAAAACCCTTGAATAAAATCAGTGTCAACTATGAATAACTTCAATCACAATTATCCTATGAATATCGAATATGAAAGAGAAATAGCAATGAACCAACTCGTGAAATATTTCAAAGAACAAGAAGCTGTAGAAAGGGCGAGGATAGAAGAACAAGAAGCCGTAGAAAGGGTGAGGATAGAAGAACAAGAAGCCGTAGAAAGGGTGAGGATAGAAGAAAGAGAAAAAGCTATAAGATATCGTGAAGAAATAGACAGAATGGATAGTGAAGTTATGGAACAAATGAGAAAAGATTATCAAGATCGAATAAGAAGAGAAGAAGAAGAACTCGATAACGAAATAAACGAACTAGAAAGAAGGAGAGAATATGAAGATCAAATGAGAAGAGAATATGAAGAACGAGTAAGGATAGAAGAAGAACTAGAACTCAAACGAGGAGAACTTGAAGAAGAAATGAACCAACATTTGAAAATTGAAGAAGAAATACAACTGGAACAAGATAGGATTGAAGAAGAAATGAAAGAACAAGCTAAGATAGAAGATTTGGAACAAGCTAGGATTGAAGAACTGGATTTACATCATTTGATATATAAAATGGAAAGACTGCTTGTCGAACAGTCTGATATTATTTTGTCATTAAGAAATTATATAATGTAATAAAATTTTATATGCATAATCATATAAAATTTCGAGAAACATCGAGAAGAAGTAGATTGAACTTACTCTATAAAATTTTTACTTCTGCTCTTAGTCTACCAAACCTTGTTTAGGAACTATTGGACAGGCTTACTTTAAACAAGCCTAAACAAAAAAAAATTGAGTTTACAAAAACCCTTGGAATAAAATCAGGACCCATGGCAAATGAAACGAAGCAAAATAATATGACTATTGGAGGAAATCGAAATAATATGATTATTGGAGGAGAGACAACAAAAGTAAGGAAGGTGGTTCTTCCGTGGGTGTTTCCCGATTTTGAATGTAACATATGTGGTGATGAATACACTATGAAAACTAGTATTACTTGCCCTTATTGCAAATTTAGATGCTGCAAAAAGTGTTTTGATACTTATTTATTGACCACTCCTGGAGATACCAAATGTATGAGTTGTAAGCAGGTCTATGATCTAGACACGGTTTTTAAACTGTGCAATAAGACCACCTACAAGAAATACACTGAATACAAGTTTGAACAAGTAGTGCAAAAGGACAAATCATTATTCCAAGAAAGTTTAATCGAGATCGAGCGAGATAACTTGAGAAAAAAGGCTGAAAGGATTATGAGTTTGGGACATAAATTTAGGGAGGTTCAAGCATTATTTGATCTACTTCAAACTAAAATGTTGGATATACATAATATAGATCAAAACATTGCGGAGAATATGCTTTCCTCTATTGGGTTATCATTTGAAGGTATTAAAAAGATGAGGGTTCGTCAATCTATGAAAGAAGTTCAAAAGGATGTGGATTTAATTTACACTAATGCTCGAGACGAGATGACTGGTGAGAAAAAAATCGAGGAAGCGAAACAGAATACATTTATCAAGCATTGTTCAGTTGCTGATTGCAAGGGAACTCTGAATAATAGATGGTATTGCCGTTTATGCGAGACACCTCATTGCAACAAGTGTGGAGAGCTCAAGACGAAGACAACTACGACGACGGAGATTCCAACGGAGACTACGACAGAGACTACGATCGAGATTCAAGAGGACGGAGAAAGAAAAGAAGGCGATGAAGGAGGAAATAATGGACATATTTGTGATCCTAATTTAGTTCAAAATCTCGAGGAAATCAAGAAGAATAGCAAGCCTTGTCCAAAGTGTGGAGTTGCTATATTTAAGACAGAGGGATGTGATCAAATGTTCTGCATAGTCTGTCATACAGCCTTTAGTTGGAAGACTTTGGCTATAGAGACTGGAAGAATCCATAACCCTCATTATTATGAGATTTTGAGAAAAAATTCGGTAATTAGACGAGAAGAAGGAGATATTAGACCTTGTGATGAACTGGTAGCTTGGAGCCCAATCTTTGCTTTTATTGAAGGTCATATACCTGCTGGGATGGAGAGGAAAAAGTTCGAGGATATTTATAGGTTTGTAGTGGAACTAGAGGAGGAGTATGCCGAGAGGCGATATATTTTTACTAACATAACATTTGCAGACTTCAGAAAAAGATACATCAAGAATGAGATTACTGAAGCTGATTACAGAAGACTTATGAAATTGAAGTACAACAAACGAACGAAGAAGATCGAACTCTGTCAAGTTCTGAGCATTACCAAGATTGCGATATCTGAGGAATTGAAGAAAGTCATCCGGAAAGAAGATGGACAGTTTATGACTAGATTGACACCAAGAGATTATATCGAGACTAATATTCTCTCATATCAGCATAATGTTGAAGAAGTCATCAATAATACAAACAAAATATTGTTAGAGATTGGGGAAAAATATGCATCAGCACAAAAAATTTGTTTTGATACCAAGAAGCTCAGATGGAATATTTCGAAGGCTTAATTGGGTTTATAATTTAGAGTAAGTAGTTTTTTCCAGTATAAATAAAGTTATAATATCTACATATGATATTACAACTCAAAAAATGATTTTATAAAAATACACCAATATAAATCATGCATCTATGGCTAATATCACACCGAATTATTTTATGACTAAAGAAGAGACCAAGACTAATAATTATGAAGAGTATTGTCCAGATGAAATTGAAGCGATGAAAGTTACATTGTGCATCCTTCCAACTCAATCTGGAAAAACATTTATGACGATTGGACATATTCGAAACGGACTTGAGAGAGATAAAAGACAAGGGGAAGAAGGACTTAATATTATATTTACAATGGATACTATTCTTGGAACTGAACAATTCGCAAGAAGATTGGAAACTATTGAAAATGAGTATGAAGGTTCAGTATATATTTTTAACTCGAAAAAAACAAGCGGAAAATGCAGTAAATACAAACATGTATCTAATCGAACTGAGTTACTGGGTAAGTTTGCAGAATACAGAGCTGGATTAGGTACTCGTCCCCGAGTGATAGTTGTATGTAGTAATCAAACAAGATTCAGAGATGCACTTGAGTTTATCAAAGTTATGGATAATCTTAAATTTGTAGACCATATATTTATATACTGTGATGAGTTACACCAATATATTGAAAAAGGTTATATTCGGGATCAACTTGAAGAAATGCATAATTTCGATATAGTCAACGGTATTTTAGCAATAACAGCGACAGCCGAAAAAATTACGATGGATACTGGTTTTTGGAGCAAGTTAAAAACATTACATCTCAAGGATTTTGATGATTCTGATTATGTGGGGTATAGAGATCTTGATTTCATACCTGTTAATGACTTTTTTGAAATTCCTTATGTTCGACCAAGAGGACGAGGATTTGGCTATCGAGAACTTGAAGAGCAAACTATCGGAAACATTTTTCATATCCTTTCTCGATATCCAAATATATTGGGAGAAAATACAAGAAGTTTTATTCCAGCTCATGTAAGAAGAACTGGTCATCAACGAGTTAGAGATATGGTTTTTTCTCTCAACAGTCAAACCGTTGTTGTTGTTATAAATGGGAAAGAAAAATCTCTTACATATACAGATTTACTTACCGGTATTATCACTGTTGATTTGGAAAAAAAGGGAACCTTCAACGAGGAATTATCTGAAAAAATATCGAGAACATTGAACGAAAACAACTTGAAATCAAGACCACTTGTGATAACTGGTTTTCTTTGTGTAGGAATGGGACAGACTCTTATCCATAGAACAATCGGACCTTTTACTTCTGCTGTATTTGGACATCTCGACTTGACAAACGATGATATATATCAGTTATTTGGGAGGATTACAGGGCGGATGAAAACTTGGGACACATATGTAAAAACGACTGTTTACTGTCCTAATGATGTAAAGTTAAGGTGTGAAACAATGGAAAAATGTGTAAGAAATATAATTGATAACCATAACGGAAAGACAATTACTCAAGATATTTTGATCAAGCCGATCCAACAAGAAAAAGCTACAAAGGAAAACATAAGGTTGAGGAAAAACTCAGTGGCACCTACAGTTAAGAAACCAAAGAAAGATAAAAGTGATTTTTCTTACCGTTTATTCGATACTCTGGTTGAAACTAAAGCATTTATTCTTGCTCAGTTTGGAGGTCGGATAAACGAGAGAGGAGAATCAGTCCCTAAAACATTGTCTAAAGATGGAACTCCTCGCAGTGTTGAATACTACATTAACAGGCAGTGGGGTATTGGCACTGATAAGAATCGTTATCGTGCTTTTCCTACCGATCAAAACAAGTGGATTGTATATTGGAGATCATCGATTTTTAATAAGCCGGAGAATGAGATCAAAGGCGACCAAGCGATTCAGGAGACTAAAGGCGAACCTATACAACCGATTCAGGAGACCAAAGAGGAATCTATTCAACCGATTCAGGAGACCAAAGAGGAATCTATTCAACCGATTCAGGAGACCAAAGAGGAATCTATTCAACCGATTCAGGAGATCAAAGGAGACCAAACAGGACGAGTAAAACGAAAATACAATCGGGAAATGATTGAAGGGGAATCAAAAGAAGACAGAGCCAGAAGACTTAAAGCTGAACGACTTAAGAGATATAGGGATGAGAAGCAAGCGAAAAAATAAAATTATCCTTTAAATTGATTATCATTCATATTAAAATGAATGATAATTTGACAGACGAATTAGTTAGAATTTGTAGATAATATCAAAATAAATTGTTTAATATAAATTATATCTCAACTGGTTTGATCCTGTTTCGATAAGACCTGAAATTGAAATTAATTAAAAATTTATACTCCCTGGAATTCTTGTTGTCTTAAAAATGCTTGTATAATAAATCAAACCGGCAGTCGATATTACAGCTATATTACCATAACAAGAAGTAATGTAAGAATAAGATATTGAAGATGGAAGTTTAATCCAAACTGGATTTGTTAATAAATAAGGACTATACATCTCAGTACAATAAGCATTATTATTATAATCTAAAGCAACGATTAAAAATTTATCCATATTAATTTGTTTTATTCGAACACCTAAATTCGAAGTACTTGTACCAGTTGGACCTATCAACCTTTGCCAAACTTTACGTCTAATAGTTGTAACATCCTCCATCAAAACAAGATTATCATTAATGTCAATAGCACAAACTTTATTATTGTAACCAACTATATATTTAAGACTCGGAAAATAAGAATTTGTCAGTTCAATCCATAATGGACGTCCTACATTATAATCATTACTAGATCCTTGACTTTCTTGCAGGAAACTTCTCTGTTTTATATCAGCATAATAAGCTTTTCTAGTATTTTTTTGAATTACATACATATTATAATTTGCAGTATCAACATCATATTGTTCTTGTTCCATATTTTTAATTTCACTCGGATTATTAGTAATCGTATTAATAGATGTAGATCTCCCGCTAAATCTAGACATATCTGAATATCTATCATTAAATAAAAATTTAAAGTTCGCACCTTGAGCATTACCTCGTCCTCTAAAAGAATTATTAAAATTTGATGAATCAACAAGGTTGAATGGACCATTATAATATAAAGAGTAGTCACCAGATTTTGAATCATTAGCAATCATCATATAACCAACACCAGAATTTGGATTATTTGTATCCATTATCATAGGTATTATCGTAACAACAGCTGGCAGAGTTAGAGTTACATTTGGAATTGTATTCCAAACCATCATATCACCTTTTAAATATTCATAACTTACCGGTTCATTTAGTCCTGCTATTATATTACCAGTATTTATATCATAATCAAAGGTATAGTATTTATAACTTCCTGATAATGTAACATTTGTCAATTTATTTCCAAACTTATTTATGGTCATAAATTTAACTCCATTAATATTATCTCGATAATTTTTATTATTTATAATTGATATTTTTCTTATTTTTATGGGTGTTTCTAATATGATTTTTATATATTTATAATTACTTCTAGGGTCTAAATTCTTATTTAAAAGAGCATAACCGTAAATTCCGGCTGTAATTGGAGTATAACTAGACCATTTAGATTGATCGAAAACTGCTTCAGCTATAGATCCATCAGGAACGGTAGTATATCTTGCTTCTGATTCTTCCTCAGTCACCATTTTTAATGTATTACCAAATATCTTCATGAAAACAAAACTTCTAATAGATTGAACATATTCAACATGATCAGCTCTATAATCATTCGCAAGAGTACCAATAAAATCACCATACAATACAAAATCTTTAGGGTTAGGCATATTATAAATTGATGTTCGAGCAAATGTATCACCATTCATATCACCAAGATTTGAAATATCAGAAGGTGGATCATACAGAGGATTTAATTTTACTTTACATTTTGATAAATCATTTAAATTAACAATATTCATTTGATCGTCAAAAATAACAATATCAGATAAGTTGATTTCTATTTCTGAATTATATTTTTCTAGAGAAATGATTTTTATTAATGGTGATGTAGGAGTAGGTGTGGAAGTAGGTGCGAAAGTAGGTGCTGAAGTAGGTGCTGAAGTAGGTGCGGAAGTAGGTGCGGAAGTAGGTGCGAAAGTAGGTGCGAAAGTAGGTGCGGAAGTAGGTGCGGAAGTAGGTGCGGAAGT